TTATGAAAGCATAGACCGTTTACCCTCCCTGGGTACGACGGAACAGGGGTCCTGATGGATAATCACATCCGATCCCGGAAAACGCCGTAAAATAGCCTGCTCTACCTGATCCGCCACCATATGTGCCTGAACCAAAGGCAGAGAGTCTTCCATTTCCAAATGAATCTGAATAAAGCGGGTCGGCCCTGACTGCCGCGTGCGAAGATCGTGAGCGCCGCTAACACCCGGCCAGGAAGTCACGATATCAATAATTTCTTGCCGTTCCTCATCAGGCAATGCGCGATCCAGTAATGACTGTACCGCCTCATATCCCATGCGTAACGCGCTATATAAAATATAGATGCCGATTCCCAATGCAAACAGAGCATCGGCGCGATGCCAGCCGTACCAGGACAACCCCAGCGCCAGCAGAATTGCGCCGTTCATCATAACATCAGACTGGTAATGTAGCATATCAGCCCGCACCGCCTGGCTTTGCGTCCGGCGCACCACCCAACGCTGAAACGAGACAAGGATAATCGTACAAATTAGCGCCACAATTGTCACGATAACCCCGACGCCTGGATCTGTCATCGGTGTTGGAGATATCAGATGTTGAATACCCGTCAAAAACAGGAATAGTGCCGAACCGGAGATAAACATACTTTGCGCCAGCGCCGCGAGGGACTCTGCTTTACCGTGACCAAACGAGTGATTATCGTCGGCAGGTTGCAGGGAATATCGCACCACCAGTAAATTCGTCAACGACGCGCCGATATCCACCAGCGAATCCACCAGCGCGGCGAGAATACTCACCGACCCGGTATACCACCATGCAAAAATTTTAATCAGCAATAGCAACGAAGCCATCGCCGTCGCAGCAATCGCCGCCCGACTGACCAGCCGTCCATAAGATTGATTCATAAATACTCCCGCTATCAACTGACGCTAGTATAACGGAAGCAAATCATCTGCAATGCATTAAGCAGCAGGCAAATTGAGGATAAAAAAAACCCCCACATCATGTGGGGGAAGACAGGGATGGTGAAGAAATCCGGCCAGTAACACAATGGAATAAAAGGATTTATTCTAATCTTCGTCTACATTTTGACTACACTTCGACAAAAAAAGCCCCGTGCATTACGGGGCTGCACACCGCATTACTTCCATCCACACGCTTTTTGAAGTGGCTTCAATGCCTCAGACAGACCAGCAACATCAAATGTCGCGCTCACGGGACTTTCATTGTAAGGCGTGATCTGAGTAAACATTGAGTTAGCCTGGCTCAGCGCCTTGACGAACTCAATGACATTGCCACGATAAAATACCGATTTGGTATCGCTAGATATGTCCCATGTTTTCGTTTTTGCCTTCTGTTTATCCAAGCGAGATAACATCTGTGTTTCGTTCAACCCAAGATAGGTATCCCAATTGAGGAAAAGTTCTGTTTTTTTCTCGCGGCAAGTGATGTAAAGACTTGGTGTGATCGATTCCCCAAACTGTGACCGGAAAGAATCATTAGCAGAAAGGCTAATATAAACATTCTCTGAATCATCCACGGGTGAAGTTTTCGTGGATACCTGCCATTTTCCAACACCTACCACTGGCTTAGCCTCTTCGGCTACTTTCGGTGGAAGAACCTTATCGTAACAAGCTAAACGCGCATCACTTTTTGCCTCGGATTGGCATTTCATTAATGCGTCATTGTTAATATCGGCTTTAACTGGTTCTACCGCATACGCTGTTGATACAGCAGAAGAGCAAAGCGCCATAGCAATGATTATCTTTTTCATACCATTACCTTTCATGATTTCGGGCGAGTAAAGAAAACAAACATTCCGATAATGATATCGCCAATAACCCAGATGGTTCCCAGCATCATCATCCCCAGCCCCGTACCAATTGCGGCTCCGGCCCGTTCTGCGTCTGAGGCTGCGTTATTGATAACGTCACTACTGCCGCCAGCCCCGGCAAAAATGCAATAGATCATAAAGATGTTAAACAGGATAAAAATCCATTTAACGATCTTGCCAAATAATGAGCGCTTCGGCTTTCTGACCTGATGGCCGCAAGACGGGCATTTAAACGCTGAATCACTAATTTCTTTACTGCATTCCGGGCAGTTTACTAATGCCATTTTCCTAGACTCCATAGACATGGTTACATAACCGCCATAAAGCCTATCAGTTGATTTTGTTTGAATAAATAAAAATTAACCCGCCATATAGGCGGGTTATTTTAGAGTGCCAGCGATAACTGATCTTCGCCGTGGTGACTTCGTGGAAAAGCTTCTTGTGGCACCATCGCGCCGGGCACTGGCTGGGTCTGATTTAGTGAACCGTCTATTTCCGTCATGCTGGTGAAACAGTACCCGCACAACATATTTTGACACTGGTGATAGCTGCGCCGTACAAGCAAACTCAGCTCAACGCTGGTTCTGGTTTTTGCTATTGCACGGCAGCGAGGACAGCGCATTGCCATACGCGGGCCTCCTTTCAGGACTGGTTAATATCAACGCAAGTATAACGCTTAAGACGTTGAATCGTCACTCTCCGCTGTCCAGTCGTCGATTTTTACTTCCAGTTCCAGCGACGTGGTAAACCCTCCCCCGCCAATATCGTGAACGCACCGCGTTATCGTCCAGTTCCCACTGTCGATCGTGGACTTAAAGCCGTAGACGCTGGCGGGCTGTTCCGGGTACAAATCTGCGCGGCCACGCGCTAGGGTGATGCTGAACGTCGCCGCCCCACGCTGCAACTCTCGCCACTTAGCCGCAGCGGCACGCTTCGCCGCCTTTTCCGTCTTGAAAGTTTTACGGATAACAAAAACGTTACCTTCGGCCCCGGCCAGATAATCCCCTTCTTTTTTGCTTGATGCAGGTTCTTTCTTTTTGGCCTGGCTGGTGCGTCGCCTGCGGGTGGTTTTCTTCACGGTAGTGGATGGCTTTTTGCCAAAGTTGAGATCAAGCCAGTATGCAGTTACGCCCGTGTACGCGTCGCGGTCAGCTACGTTAAACCTATGTTTATCACCGCTTGACCGGACGATCTCGATCACTGGCAACGGCTTGCCGCTTTGCGTTACTCCCTTGCCCGGCGTGATAAACAGAAGCATACCGTTTTTAATGGTTGCCACCGCGCCCAGCATTTCGGCCATACGCGTTAAGAAGCTGATATCTGATTCACTCGTCTGATCGGCGTGGTCTATCTCAATCTTCGCCAGTTCTTCGCTGACACCCGCACGCAGATCGTAGCGGCTGGCAATGCTGGCGACCACATCCCCCACGGTAATATCGTGCCAGCTATATTCCCGCTTCACGTTGAAGGTATCGCGGAAATCTGCGCTTCTGGCACTGATCGTTAGCTGGTCAGGCGGGCCAGCGTGTCCGATCTCGTCAACCGTATACACGCCCTTAAAAACCAATGGATCATTATCCCAGCCCAGCGCCACCGATATCTTTGCGCCGCGTGATGGTAATGCTACCTGCCCGTCTGCATCATCCAGAGTCAGATCCAGTGTGTCCGCTTCGAAGCCCCGGTTATCTGTCAGGGAAAGGGAGATCAGCCGGTTATCCAGCGCCGTAAGCTGCTTACCTTCAATCTCAATACTGAACGCCGGGCGCGGCGAATATCGGTTTTCTGTCGTGTCCATATCAACCCCTTCATCATGATGGGGTACATCGTCGCCACGCGCGCGCGCATGAACAACGCCCCGTCATTGTTGCAGGTTGCTGACAACCCTTATTCATCGCATCGGCCTGCCATTGCCGCAATGATATTCGCAGTCATTAAACTGGCGAGGCAAATACATGGCCACTAACTACCATCACGGTGTAACCGTCACGGAAACCACCGACCTTAGCACGATGATCACCGACATTGATTCTGCGGTGATCGGCGTTGTCTGCACCGCTGATGATGCGGACGAAACAGCGTTCCCGCTGGATACCCCTGTACTGATCACCCGCGTGGCTAACATGCTGGGCAAGGCAGGTAAAACCGGCACCCTGTTTACCACCCTGAAAGCGATTTCAGACCAGACCAGCCCGCAAACCATTGTGATCCGCGTTGCTGATGCTGCAAATATCGAACCGCCAGAAGGCGGCACCGCACAGACACAGGATCAACTGGTTATTGGCGGCACCGATGCAAACGGACGCTTTACCGGCATGTACGCGCTGCTGTCTGCCGAAATGCGCGTAGGCGTGCGCCCACGTGTGCTGGCTGTTCCCGGTCTTGATACGGAAGCGGTGGCCGCACAACTCGGCGTCATTGCCGAAAAGCTGCGCGCGTTTGCTTACGTGGCAGCGAACGGCTGCAACACTATCGCCGAAGTGAAGGAATACCGCGAACAGTTCTCCCAGCGTGAAATGATGGTTATCTGGCCTAATTTCATCTGCTACGACACCAACGCCGGGGCGAATGCCACCGTGCCCGTGGGTGCCCATGCGGTTGGGATGCGCGCCAAAATCGACGCAACGCAGGGCTGGCATAAAACCATTTCCAACGTGCCCGTTAATAACGTGCTGGGGATGGATCGGGATATCTATTTCACGTTGCAGGGCACCGATACCGACGCCGACGAACTGAACGCAGCAGGCGTTACCACGCTGATCAAGCAGGACGGCTACCGCATCTGGGGATCGCGTACCTGCGACGCGGAAACGTATATCTTCGAAAGCTATACCCGAACCGCGCAGATCGTTGCGGATACCGTCGCCGAAGCCCATTTCGCCTATGTTGATAAACCGCTTACCCCGTCGCTGGTAAAGGACATTGTGGACGGCATCAATAAGAAGCTGACCTCATATGTGACGGCTGGCAAGCTGCTGGGCGCCCGCTGCTGGTATGACCCGGAACCGAATACCTCGGAAACCCTGCGCAATGGTCAACTGACCATTAAGTACAACTACACCCCTGTTCCACCGCTGGAAAATCTCAGCCTGGTACAGGAGTTCACCGACGAATATTTCGCTACGTTTTCCAGCGCAGTGAATAACTAACCGGGGGCGCTTATGGCACTGCCTAAGAAACTCAAATATTTCAATATGTTCTTTGACGGGGATAACTACTTCGGCATGGTGCCGGAAATCACCCCCGCCAAACTCACCAAAAAAACCGAAGACTACCAGGCGGGCGGTATGCCGGGTTCAGTTGCGGTGGATCTGGGCTTCGACGCTGGCGCCCTGGATATGGATATTACGCTGGGCGGCATGGATGCCGGGCTAATGAAAAAATGGGGCGTTACCACTGCGGACGGAATGCAGGTGCGCTTTGCTGGCTCTTACCAGGACGATGCGACCGGCGACGCCGTACCGTGCGAAATCCAGACGCGTGGCCGCTTCACTGAACTGGATCCCGGTTCGGCAAAGGTTGGGGATGATACTTCGCATAAGTACACCCTGAAAAATACCTATTACAAGCTGACCATCAATAGCGAAGAAATTATCGAAATTGATGTGCTCAACATGATCTACAAAGTTGCCGGTGTGGATGTGCTGGAAAAACACCGCGCTAACATCGGCTTATAAGGAAACCCGGCACCATGAGCAAGACCAAAGAAAACACCGTTATTCTTACCGCCCCTATTACGCGCGGTAAGACCAAAATCACCGAAGTGGCGATCACTTCCGTGCTTAAACAGGCTGGATCACTGCGCGGCTTAAAAGCCTATGACGTGCTGACGTCCAACTATGACGCGCTGGTTATTCTGCTGCCCCGCGTTACCGCTCCGGCATTAACCGCCGATGAGATTGCCCGAATGGATACCTGGGATTTTTGCCAGTTAGCCAACGCGGTGGTTGATTTTTTGCAACCCTCTTCGGATCTGACCGCGACGGATACGGGCAACGAATCATCCGATGCCCCTGCGAACGCATAGAAGACCTGATGGCAGATATCGCCGTCATATTCCACTGGCGGCCGGTAGAGATGGACGCCATGACGGTACAGGAAATACTGTTATGGCGTGATCAGGCGGCTGCGCGCAGTGGTGGAGATCACTAAATGGCAGACCGCAATTTAAATATCAGGGTGGCATTCAGCGCCCTGAATAATATGTCCCGCCCTGTCAACGCGGCGCGCCAGAGTGCCGCCGCGTTGGCGTCTCAAATCAATCAGACCAAAACCAGCATTAAAGGGCTTGAGCGTCAGGCAACCAGCTTTGACCGCCTCACCGCAGCCAATAAAAAAACCACCGAACAACTGGCCCAGGCGAAAGAACAGGCCCGGCAAATGGCGGCGGCTTATGGCCCGTTACGCCAGCGCAGCGCCGAACAGGTTGCCGCCCTCAATCAGCAACGTGCAGCCATTCGCCAGTTAACCCAGCAGCAGAAAGGCGAGCAGACGCAGCTTAACCAGTTGCGCGCCAGCTTCTACAGCGAAGGCATTGCGATCAGCAGCGCCAGCCGGGCGACGGAACAGATCAACCAGCGCACCGCGCAATACAACCGCCAGCTTGCCGAACAGCAGCGACGGCTTGACGCTGTTAACCAGGCGCAGGCCCGTTACAGCCGCGCCAAAGAAACCGGCGAAAAGATGATGAGCGGGGGGATGAAAACCGCCGCAGTAGGGGCGGCAACCCTCGCACCTGTCGCCGCTGCGGTTAAATCATACAGCAGCCTTGAAGACGCCATGAAAGGCGTAGCCAAACAGGTAAACGGCTTGCGTGACGACAGCGGCAACCGCACCCCGCAGTATGAAGAAATGCAGCGGGCGATCATGGATGCCAGCGAAAAGCTACCAATGGCTAACGGCGCTGTTGACTATGCCGCCCTGGTCGAAGGTGGCGCGCGCATGGGCGTGGCAAACAGCGATGATCCGTGGGAAAAACAAAAAGCCGATCTGCTGGCTTTCGCCAGCATGGCGGCAAAAGCTTCGGTAGCCTTTGAACTGCCCGCCGATCAGCTTTCTGAAAGCCTCGGTAAGATTGCCGGGCTGTATAAAATCCCTACCCAGAATATTGAACAGTTAGGCGACGCCATAAACTACCTGGACGATAACGCGAAGTCGAAAGGCTCCGATATTATCGACGTGCTCCAGCGCGTTGGCGGACTTGCCAGCCAACTGGATTACAAGCAAGCCGCCGCGCTGGGTTCCACCTTCCTGACGCTTGGATCACCTGCCGAAGTTGCCGCCAGCGCAACCAATGCAATGGTGCGCGAACTATCGATCGCCACAGTACAAAGCGATAAATTTTTGGGTGCGCTGGATGAAATCGGCATCAATGCTGAAAAAGTCCAGAAAAGCATGTCAGTGGACGCGATGGGCACGATCATTTCAGTGCTGGAAGCGTCCAAAAAACTTGCACCAGATAAGCAGGTAGCCAACCTTACTCAGATTTTCGGTAAAGAGTTCGGCGATGATGCGCAGAAACTTGCGAACAACCTGCCCGAACTACGCCGCCAGATAGAACTGACGCAGGGCGCAGCCGCTAAAGGTTCCATGAATCGGGAATCTGATATCAATAAAGCGTCCCTTTCAGCTCAGTGGCAACTGACCAAAACCGGCGCGGTTAACGCATTGAGTTCAGCAGGGGAAACGCTCCGCGAACCGCTGATGGATATCATGCTTACCGTCAGTAAGGTGGTTGGCAGCGTCCGCCGCTGGGTTGAGGCAAACCCGGCTCTGGTTGGCTCAATCATGAAAGTCACCGCAGCCATAGGCGCGTTGCTGGTTGTCGTGGGTGGCCTGATGCTGACCATCGGCGCAGTGCTCGGCCCGATGGCACTTGTTCGCCTCAGCTTCACCACGCTGGCTGGCTCCGGTGGGGTAACTCCCCTCATAGGCTCGCTGGGAAAATTATCCAGCACATTACGCGGGCTGATCCCCTCACTATCTGGCGTGGGCCGAAGTATTAAAGACTGGCCTGCCCTCTTCCGATCTGCTGCGTCTGGCATTACCCAATTTAGTAAACAAGCTATTGGCGGGTTAAACACAGCGTTAATGGCACTTTCACGCGGTGCTGTTGCTGCCGGACAGGGGCTATTTACCCTATTCACAAGGCCTATGACGGCTATAACCTGGCTTGGTAATGGCCTCAGAACTCTGGCGACCTCCGGTTTCGGCGCTTTGCTGAACGTTGGACGCACCGTAATGATGGCGTTGGGTGGCGGGTTATCATTACTTCTTAGCCCTATTGGAATACTGGTAATCGCTTTATCAGCAGCAGCGATCGCCGTTATTAAATTCTGGGAACCTATAAAAGCCTTTTTCACTGGCTTTTACACCGGGTTAATGAGTGGCTTACAGCCTTTAACCTCAGCATTTAGTACAGCCTTTGCACCACTAGCCCCACTCTTTGACTCTATCGGTAATGCTGTCGGTGGCGTCTGGGAGTGGTTCACAAAACTATTCGAACCTATCCAGTTCTCCAGCGAAGCGCTAGCCTCCTGCACCAGTGCCGGGGAAACGTTCGGTAAGGTTGTAGGTAACGCTCTATCTGCATTAACACCAATAATCGAAGGAATAGCGCGCGGTATAGGATGGGTACTGGAAAAACTCGGCGCCATCCCCGACGCAACAAAAGCAGCGCAGCAAGCTGCGGAAAGTATGCACAAAGACCCTGTTGTCTGGGAGTGGGATCCGCAGCAAAAGAAAATGGTTAAAAAGGGTTGGAACTGGTCGCCGAAAGACGATCAGCAGAAGAAAACCAACCAGAAGCAACAGCAGGCCATTGACCAGCAGAAAAAGCAGGAAAGCTTAATTAACTCGCTCAAGGGCCCGGCCAACATCGTGCCGAAGATGAGCAGCAGCCTGGATAAGATCGCCACCAATACCACGGAGAAGAAAGACGGCCCCGGCGAAATTGTCTTCAAGAATAAGCAGCCCTATATCCCGATCCGTGGTGGATATTCGGAACCGCTTAAGCAGGTGCAGCGCCAACTACCATCCCTTACCGATTGGGTGACGCAGCAGGCCGGATCGCTGATCGCTTCCGTTACGCCTTGGCAGGTTGAGAAGCCCGCCGCACGGATGCCTGTTTCGGCGTCTCCGTCTGCGGCTTCCGTCGCTGCGCTGATGCCTGCTCCGGGTGGCGATGTATATAACCTTAACTTCGACTTTAGCGGCCAGAAACTGGATGAAGAAACCATTATCAGGCGCGTGCGCGAAGAACTTGCGTTAGCGAAGCAACAGGCCGACCGGCGCAAGCGCTCCCAACTGACCGATCACGTCTAAGGCAATATCATGATGATGATTCTGGGGATGTTCCCCTTTTCACTGCAAACCACACCTTACCAGAGTGCGAATAAAACCAACTCCTGGCGGCACGTCAAAAACGATCGCGTGGGGAAATCCCCGCGCTATCAGTTCATCGGCGCAGATGAAGAACCGTTCGTACTCAGCGGCACGCTGTACCCCGAAATAAGCGGCGGTGATGTGTCGCTTGTCATGCTGGAAACTATGGCTTTTTCCGGGCGCCCGTGGCCCCTGATAGAAGGCACGGGCAGGATCTACGGCATGTATGTAATTGAGCAGATCACGCAAAACCGGACGGAGTTTTTTAAGGACGGGAAGGCAAAGAAAATTGATTTCACGCTCAACCTGAAACGGGTAAGCGAGGACATACGGGAAAAGCTGGCTGAAACCACTACCGACGATCTCTTCTCTCTGGTGAAAACCAACCTTTCGATATAAGAAAAGCGGGCCATTGCCCGCTTCGTCTTCCGTAATACACCACCATAACTGACCGTGCTACAGCACCGTTAAAAGTGACCGTACTCGATACACACGGCCAGCACGGTTATAACCGGCCATGCGTGCCGGAATTCTTATCTCTGGTCGCTGGGAATTTTTTGTAAAGCGTAGATATCCCAACATCATAAATTATGGCAACCCTCCGGCGCGATTCCCCTGCCGCTATTAACCTACCCGCCTGCGCCCATTGTTCTGGTGTTAGTTTTGGACGTCTACCGCCGATCCTTCCCTGCGCGCGAGCGGCCACCAGTCCTGCACGCGTACGCTCGACAATCAATTCTCTTTCCATCTCTGCCAGTGCTCCCATAACATGAAAAAAGAAACGCCCCATTGGTGTTGAGGTATCAATACTGTCAGTCAGGCTGCGGAAGTTCACGGAACGTTGCTTTAGTTCCTCCACCAGAATGACCAAGTTCCGCATACTCCGCCCAAGACGATCCAGCTTCCAGACAACAAGCGTATCTTCTGGAGAAAGGCGCTTTAGTAATTTTTTAAGCCCTGGCCTTTCCGCTGTTCTCCCGCTCATTTTATCTTCAAAAATTATCTCACATCCTGACCGCTCAAGCGCATCACGTTGCAAAGCCGTGTTCTGGTCATTTGTTGATACGCGCACATATCCAATAAGCATGGTTTTTCATTCCTTTAAAACGATAAATCATGCCATTCGGCTAATAATTATGCATTTTCAAAAACGTTCGTTTTGGAGGAACCATGCAACCGCTTGTTACCGGTGACTCAATTGCATATGTTCCTATCGGAGCGCAGACATTGATTATTCAGATTGGC